ATGTTATCCGGTGTTTTAATCGTTATAGCTTATTTTATGTGCTAAAAAAATTTATGCTAACTATCAAGAAATTATTTTAATAGGTATCCTGAATGAGTCCAAATAACAATCCGATCTCTCGTGAGCTGAATGATTTTTGGCAGCAATCTCAGTCATTAGCTCAGCAGTTTTGGTATGAGGCCGACCTCGACACCAAATTTGTAGTTGGTATGCAAGACTCAGCTAATGGAACTCAAGGAATAAATTATCAGAATAGAAAGCAGCTTACCTATAACAAGATCATCCGCTTGATCAACATGATTGGTGGTTATCAAAGAGATAACAGACTCCAATCGATTATACAAGCAGCTGACAATGACCCAGACATGGGTGAAACTGCAGATCAGCGCTCGACTGTTCTAAACTGGAACATGCAGCAAGACAACACCTACGACAAGATCAGCGATTGCTTTGAAGGGTCAACAATATGTGGCCAAAACCTATTATCAATATGGATGGATTTTCGTGAAGATCCAGAAAATGGTAAGATCTGCACAGACCGGTTACCCTTCTCTTCATATATTATGGATCCATTCTGGACTAAGCAAGATTTAAGCGATTGCGGCAGAATATGGACACGTAAATATCTCACAAGGCAGCAAGTTGATGCTATATTCCCAGGCGCTTCTAAAGAAGTTCCATCACTTCAAACTGGATATGCCAGCATGGACGGGAAATTCCAGTATCTGTCTCAAAATTGGTATCAATATAATGTGCAGATGTATGCCTATGATGAATACTGGGTACAAGACTACAAAGAGAAAAGAAAACTGTTGGATACTCGCACAGGTGAAGTAGCTCCTTGGAATGGAACGAAAGAGCAATTTCAGCTTTTGATGCGAATTAATCCAAATGTAAAGCTAATTAAAGCACGTGTCCCTACGGTAAAGCATTATGTCCTAGTCAACAACAATTTAATGTATGAAGAACAATCTCCATGGGGCCTTGATAGAATGCCATTTGGTGTATCTGTCGCCTACATGTTCCCTGAAGTTCAAAACTATGCATACCGCACTTTTGGAGTTGTTAGAAATATTAGAGATCCTCAGATCGAGACTAACCGTCGACGCAATCGCCTGCTTGACATGCTTGATGCTCAGGTTCAGTCTGGAATGGCTGTCAAAGAGGATGCCTTAGTCAATCCAGAAGATGGATTTATGCAAGGTCCTGGTCGTGTAATGTTCTTTAAAAACAGTGCAAATCTTGCAACTGATATGAAGGAATTCATGCCCCCTCCAGTTGGTTCAGGCTGGCTGGAGCTTATTCAGACAATTGAAAAAGAGATTATGGATATTGTCGGTCCTGAAGAGCTATTCGCTCAAAATCTCGGTGCAAAAGAAATGTCGGGCGTTCTCATGAAGCTGAAGATGGGAGCTGGTCTAACAGGTCTAAGAAGCATCTTTGATAGATTGAATACATTCCAAAAGAACGTATCGGAAATCATCGACGATTTAGCTGTTAATAACTTCTCTGAAGGCAAGGTCGCTCATATTGTAGGAAAAGAAGCCTCTCCTCACTTCTTTGAGAAAGAATTCCAGAAATTCAATTGCGTCTTAGATGAAGGAGAGATGACATCCTCACAAAGACAATTCAAGTTGCTCCAAGCATTGCAAATGAAACAGATCATGCCTGAAGCAATTAGCGATGATTACATCCTCAAACTCAGCAATCTTCAAGATAAGAAACAACTTATCGAAGATCGTCAAAAAATGGCTCAACAACAAGCCAAGATCGAAGAAGTTCAAACTCAACAAGCACTTCAACAACAGCAAATTCTTACTCGCAGCTTAGAAGCAAAAGCACAAGCTGACTTTGCATCTGCCGAGGAAAGAAAAGCTCGTTCACTTGCAGATATGGGACTAGCTCAACAACACGCTGCTGTAGCAATACATGAGCGTGCAAAAGCTGGTCTTGACAATGCTAAAGCTCTTAAAGAAATAGATGAAATGGGTGATAAGAGATTGATGAATCTCGCGGAATTCATCCTATCTATGCAAGAGAGACAACAAGCAATGCAACGCAGCGAAGAAGAAGCACAATTAGCAGCTAAGGCTCAATCCGATCAATCGGTAGAAGCGGCTAATAGTCAAACGGCTGTTGCATAGTCTCTCTTATCGTTTCTTATATTTTCTTCAATATTATATAATATTATGATACACCCATCATGTAAAACGGCTTTACATTGGATTTTTACGAGAGGAAGATATGGAATTAAACGTCTTATTATGGATTTTAGGTGGTGGTTTCACAGGAACGTGGGGCTTATGCATATTCTTTATGAATCGCACCGATAATTCAATTTCACAAATGAGAGAAGAAGTTAGAAAAGACATCTCTGAAATAAGAGCAGAGATTTCCGAACTTCATAAATGTGTAAAAGATCATCACGCAAGACTATGTGTAATCGAATCTAAGGAAAAATAATGTTCGTCGACTTTGATATTTCATTTCTCGCTGGAATGCTCTTGGGTATGTTTGTAATGGGTTTTATTTATTTTCGTTAAATCATTTAGAGGGGACAACTGCCAACGGGGCAGCTGGAAGTTTTTTAGTGGAATTCTGGTTTTGAAGTGCAAACTTTCCTAACCCTCCTTTTAAAGGGATGATATGACAGGGATCTTTGATTTAGACAATTATGGTTTTAGAGAGCGTGCAAACTATATTTACACCTACAAGATCATTACTGCGTTGGAACAAGAGATCATCAAACTATTGAGAGATAGGCACGAGCACTATTCCACTGATGATAATGAAAAAGAATTGTCTGAATACATGAGTTTTTTTTTAACCAAGCAACGATCAAGAGAAAAGAAATTAGATGAAAGAGGTGACATCTCTTAAAAAATGTCAGTTCCTAGACGATTGAAACTAGGTGAACTACACGTACGATAGGTAGTGGGAGGCGGCCAAGACACCCATAAACTTCGGCCTGGGTTAGGTTACATTTTCCATCAATATATGTGATAGGCAGCATGCAGCCTGGTAGCTCCAAAGCATGTGTTTTTTCCTGATACATTAAGTTTTAAATTAAGGAGTGATAATGAAATGGATAAAATGCAGTGAGCAAATGGCTCCCAAAGATGAAAAGTTTTTATTTTGTTATCATAGTGGTATAGGGTTTGGTCAATTCGGACAATGCTATACAACCATTAATGGAAATTCGGAAAGAACACATACCGCTTATATTTTATGTTTAAGCACTCAAGATATTTTAGATGGAGAAGATCTTTTCGAATGGGATAAAAATAAAATGATTGAAATGGATGTTTATTGGATGCCTCTCCCATCGATACCAGAGTAAAAAAGAATGTGGCAGGATGACAGATTTACCTAAAGAAAAGTTATGAAAGAGTTCGAAGAGATATTTAAAGAAGTACAATCCTACGAAAGGATAAGCCCAATCTTTCTCATGCGTAAGTACAAACTAGATTGGGACAACGCTAAACGAATCTGCGAAATGATCTGGTGTGTTCGTGAGCATAGCTTGAGTCATATTGAGGGGATGATTGCTAAATGAAAGATGAAATGACAATCCCTAGATATGAAGTTCACGTATGCAAGATGAATATCGTTCAAGAAGATGGTTCGATGAAAGTCATGGGCTGTCAAGAGGTGCGCGAAAAACAAGAAGAAATGCTAGCAGATTTTAGAAAAGCTAATGGTACGGATAAATTATTGGAAATGGGAATGCAAGATAAAATGTATGCAAAGTATATTCTTGAGATTCGTTCATTCATAAATCAGTGCAAATGTCCGAAACTCTTGTATGATCCCCGAATTAAGAAAATGGGGGAACCATGAACCATAATGAGGTAAAATGAAGCACAACTTACCCTATTTCTGGTTCGAAATCCTAATAAAAATTTATTTAACGAGCGAAAATGATACTAAGTGAACTAAGTGCGAAAAACAGGGGTATAAGACCCCTAAAAAATTAACATAATAATAATTATCAGACGTAGCACCCTTTTTGGAGCGATGATGAAATGGCGTCAATTTTCCCAAGAAAAAACAAAGACGGATCAGAAACTTGGAGAGTGCAAATAAGAAGAAAAGGCTTAAAGCCATTCATTACCTCTTTTTCGACCCAAGAAAAGGCCATAGAATTTGTCATAGCATTTGAAAAAAAATACGTTATGGATTCAGAAAATTTCGAATGGGATCATTTAAGGCAGATTAGGGAAAATGAGTTTGATAGATTGGAGCGATGATGGACATAAAAAGGATTAATCATGTCACTTCCTGGACTAAATGAAGAACAAAGTAAAACCTTAAGAAAATTGCAACTTGAATATAATCTCAAGCACATGAAAATTATTGAAGAGATGCATGCAAGAGAGATTTATAAGACAATGGAATGGTGCGAGCTTCCTAAACCACCAGAGGATTGATGGACATAAACCTGTTAAAAGAAGATTTAATCGAATTTGTGATGGAAAAGGCTTATGAAAGTTATCATGATGATCCGCCACGGCAGATGGAATCTTGGATAAGAGAATTCTTTGATCAATTGGAGCAGTGATCTCAGATGCTTCCACTCGATCGCACAATACGTTGTAAACCACAGCACGCATTCCGAAAGCAAGCATTCATGCTCTGGCAAGGTTACGAGTGCGTTCATATCGATTGGATTAATCAGCATCGCGTTACTATGCTATTTATAAAAACAGTGAGGAATAATGGACAATCAACAAAATAGAAATGAAGATGATATAGTTGCTGAAATTTTTAGAGGCAGAAATATCACTAAAGAAGATCTAGGCTTGATTTATAAAAATGCCAGAAGTGTCTGCGATCCAATAGAGTTTCAAGACCCACAACGAGACCTGCTTTATGCTGTATGCGATTACCTGCTAAACCCAATCAAAGATCCATATGAAAAGGAAATAAAATGATCCATTCATATGTTAGGCCGCTATCACGAGAAGTCGTACGCACTCATAAAAACAACGAAACGAATGTCATCAGACGCCTACTTAAGCACAATTTTAAGATCGTCGATGTGATCAATTCTAGAGGAAATAAGGTTGTTATCACTGCTACAAGAAGGTTTACGCTATAAAATTATAGGAAAAGTCATGGATATATTGGATGAATTTCGATACAAATCTGACGATTTATGTAATCATTTAAAATGCCTATTAAAAGACGAGCAACATTTAGTTGCCATTTTATCGCTCACCAGTGTTTTGACGCAGGTTGTCATAGATGCTTCAAACAAATTGGGGATTGGAGACTGTGAAGAATTTAAAACAGAATTTTTTACGCAATTGCGATCACATTTTGATTCATGTCTAAAAGGGGAACTTTAAAATGAAAAGACAATTTGAAGAAGATT